ATGTTTTGCGAAGAAAAAGTAGCTCAAATGGCTGCATACCTACTTCTTAAGAGAGGTGGGCGCATGGCATATCTGAAATTGATGAAGCTGCTCTATCTGTCTAACCGCCAGTCGATTTTGAAGCATGGCAGGATGATCGGCGAAGATAGCCTTTACTCTATGAAATTTGGACCAGTCATGTCGAATACGCTGAACTTGATTCGCGGTAAGGCTGAAGGCATTGGTGACTACTGGTACAACTTGATAGAGACGAACGGGCATAATGTATCGTTGCGTTCAGATCCGAGGGAAATGGATGCAGACGAGGTCTTTGATGAATTGAGTCGTGCAGATATCCGGATTTTAGATGAAATCTATTCTCGGTATGGGCATATGAACCGATTTGATCTCGCAAATATGACGCATTTAGAAAGCGTTTGTCCAGAGTGGCACGATCCTGGCAATTCTCGTAAGCCTATAGACCTGAAAGAAATGCTGATCAGTGAGGGTAAAAGCGAGGATGAGGCTAATCGCATAATTGGCAAAATGGAAGAATCTCAGAAACTTAAGGAATTTTCTTTGCAATTATCATGACGGATTATCAGCCATACAGGAAAGGAACTGTGCTTGCCCCAACTGGACCATGCAATCATCTTCATGTGATTTGTAATGATCCTGTTTATTACCCCGTTAACGATTGTTATTGTGTTTTAGTTGTTAATATTTCTAGTATCAAGGATGGTGTCCCCCACGATCCGTCTTGCGTCTTGAATTCTGGTGATCATCGCTTTATCAAGCATCCAAGTTATGTTGTTTACGCTGAAGCTATAATTTGGCGAGTGGATAACATGGTTAGAAAGCAGCGATCGGGTGAGATTTCTGTTCATGATGATATGCCAGAAGCTACATTCAATAGAATTCTGGACGGTTTTGATATCTCTGATGAAGTTACGCCAAAGAACCTTAAATTTAAAAATAAATATTGCGTATCATCTATTGATGATGAGTAAACAACAGGAATTGTTTCGGTATAACTTCTGGAGTTTTCTATGGAAGATCAAAAAGCAACCAAGCCACAGATTAAGTTCGACACAATGAAAGCATTCGTAGGTATGGGTGCTGCTGTTGAAGTTCTGATGAAGGCTGCTCCTAATGCGTTCACTCACGCTACTGTCTCTGGTAAAGAGCAGCAGGGTAAGCTTCGTCGTCTCAAAGCAGCATGATCATAGCTGGTGCTTTTTGAAAACCCGCCTTCAGGCGGGTTTTTTCTTTAGTGATTTTCTTTGCCCTTCTGTTTGACTGTTCTGACCTGTTCCCACTCGATACGTCCTTCTTCTCGCCTTTTGTCTATGTATTCCGCAAGATCCTGAATATTGATGCAACGTTTTGCTTTTTGTGATGTGCCGATGCGATATGTTGGAACGGGCAACTTACAAGCGTTTGCTTTTGCTTCTGCCGTGGCTGGACTCATACCAAAGTACTTTTGGCTAACTGCTGAGAGTTCAATGTTTGGGGTATTGAATTCAGCCATCAGTAAAAACAAGGTGTTCATAATTTTCTCCATCAAAACCGGCTGCACCCGGGAAAATCATAATTCTGTGCTGGTGGCAGGAATTAATTTCTGCCAGATAGCGGAAACATATTTTGCCTGATGACGGGCATCAGCCAGGGCGTTGTGCCGTTCGCCATCGAAAGGCATGTCCATTTTGGGGTCGAATCCGATGGAACGCCCAAGCGTAACGATCGTGCGTACATCGTGGTCATTCCAGTATGCCCACGGGCAGATTTGTCCTGCTCGCTCATAAGCTCCACGTAAAATTACGTTGTCGAAGGTGGCTCCGTTACCCCAGACTTTTAAATATTTCGTATTGTCTGCGTGCCGGTTAATGAAATGATTTAGTTCTGAGAGAGCATCGCTGATCGACAAAGTATCATCAATACAGATTGCAGCTCGTGCTTCAGGGCTTTGTTTCAACCACCACAGGATGGTATCGCCGTCAGGTGTAGCTCCTTGCTCCATAGCACTTTCCAGGCTAACAACCGTATAGAATTCTTGTCCGATGTCTCCGATTTCTGGAGTGAAGAACACCGCGCCAATGGAAACGATCGGTGCATCCTTATTTTTCCCCATCGTCTCAAGGTCGATCATTAAGTTGTTCATCACTTCACCTCCAGCGGCGGTTCCGGTAGCGGCATCCAGTGAGTTGCTTGCTCAATACCATTACCCGGCTTAATCGTTGCATCTCCGCGCCGAAAGGTGCTTCCGGTATAGCGTGCGGAGCATATTAGCGGTTCAACCTGAGAGCTATCGAAATTCACCGAAATAAGCACGTTCTGGCCCTTTTCAGGCATTCGATCACTACAGCTTATCCAACTATCCGGAGTTCCCGGAGAGTTGCCATTTACATCGAAGTTTGGCTCTGCGTCCTGAACTAGGAGGATGTAACCATTTTTGGCTGTATCAAGTTCTAACGCCTCGGTGACGGTACCGAAATAGCGATTACCTAAATCAACATCACAAGTGCTTACATCAATGGAAACTTCCATGCCTTCGATTAATTCTGGCAAGTTGTAAGTTTGGCTTACAGGCTCTGCTTCCAGCGATACCAGTGCAATTCGTGCCAGTTCTTCCGCTTCTTCTGCTGGCAGTACAACGTTGCTGCCAGGTCCGTATGTTTCGCGCCACTGCTGGATTGTCAGCAGGCGTTCTTTGGTAATAGTGGTCATAGCTATTTCACCTTAATCTCAACATTTCGCAGCTTTAGCTCTACTGGCAGGTCTGACTTTCCTGTTAATGCTAATGCGAGATTTTCTGGAGTAATGAGAGCAGTTATTGTTTTCCCCCTCGCCAGACGAATAATCATTCGTATTTCGCGATCGTCACATGCTCCCGGTCGAACAATTGATATTTGTCCGTTCATCTCACTCTCCTTTGATGCGAATGCCAGCGGCGCGCTCGGCTTCACTTTGTTCCCAAAACCACTTGTGAAGCTCCATAAGCTTTTCGTCAATCGGTGCATATTTGCGATTAAAGTAGGCCTGAGCATCTTTCTCAGATTCGTCCGGTAATTCGCCTGGGCCAAACAGTGTGTTATAAATCCATGCCAGTCCGCTTTTAGCGTCGCCAGTCGATTGCCATTCGATAATCGCAGCCTGCATGACCAGAATGTTTTTCCCGATTAATAGGTCCAGTTCTTTGTACCGGTTGCGGATGTATGCATTCTCTCTTTGTAATTTTGCGTTGCGCTTCTCTGCGGCTTCCAGCTCAACACGCAGTTTCCCTACCGTTAGCGCAATTTCCTCGTTCTCCTGGTCGCGGCGTTTTATGTATTGCTGGTTTCTTTCCCGTTCATCTAGCAGCGCCAGCACGGTAGCCGGATTAGCCCTGGCAACAAAATCCCGGACAGGCTTACAATCAATCTCCGCAATGGGTTGATACGATGTGTAGCCATGCTGTCTTGTATAACTACCGTGACGAATAACGAAAAAATCACCGTTTATTTTTTTAGCCTGCCACTTATCTTCACCGGCTTTCACTGCCGCCTCACGCAGTGCCTGATAGTCAATTTTGTTTGTCATGTAACTACCTCTTCGAATTTCAACTCCAGTTGATCACCCCAGATTTCACATGACTCTGAACACGAGCCGGTATCGAATCGCCCGGCCTGCACCATCGCCTGATACAAATTCCAGTAGTCGCTGTCGGCATACATTCTGGCAATCCCTTCAAGACTCAGATGACCACGGTACATAACGTCTTTACCTGTTCTGCGATGACCGTCCCTGACGTGTTGGCCTGTAACCAGTTCATTAAAAACCCGCATCAGGCCAGGTTCGTCCTTACATGCAAGCCCCAGCTTTTGCGTTGACTTTTTGATGCAGAAAACACAGTTCCCGAGGTGCTCAGGGATAAGTAAATCGAACGGCTGTTTACGCCACCACCGGATAACATCCGACTTATCAAAATCTGACAGTTCGGCGAGATACCGGACGCCCGGTTTCGGTTTCAGCCTGCGGGGTTCGTCTGCACGAATACCCAGCCATGTGATGTAATTCCCTCGCCCAAAATGGTCATCTCAATATTTCGTGAAAGGGGTGAGTTTTAGCCTGTCAGTACAGAATGCGCCGCCGATGTATGGCGTACCGTACTTTTTAACCATGTCCATAAACGGTTTTAGCACCGGCATTCGCGTCTGAATATCCTTTGGTTCCCATTCCGTATAACCATTTGGCTGCCCAAGCTCTGGATTTATATCGACCTGCAACACAGTTAGCGGTATGCCCCAGAACTTCACAACCTCCCGAATAAAGCGGTATGTCAGCGGATGTTCGCAACCGGTATCCATAAAGATGTAGCAGACGTTATTGCCAGCCTTTCTTTGTTCTTCCATCAGGTGAACAAGATATGCAGATGTTCTCCCGCCAGAAAAACTAACTACATGAGTTATGCACATTTGCGTAATTCCGATAACTCGTTGAAGCGTTCCATAAACATCCCGTAGGCATGGCCCGGTGCCAGTGGAATCACTTTGAACATCTCTGTTGCCGGGATACCTTCCAATACAGGCCAGAAAGAGCCATCATCAAGTCCGAGATCGCGGCGTTCGGTTGCCAGCATGATGAGATCGGCATATTTCACTGGCGTGCTCATAACAGGAGGTAACCCGTATTTCTCACGGATTACGGCGTCTATTTTTTCCTCCATCCGTTTATAGTCAGGAAGAAGTCGTTTCAGTGGTGCGGGGATGTCCTGGCAATACGCTTCTGTTGCATCATGCATTAACGCTTCAAAAGCAAATTCCTGCGGCACCAGCTGGCGGCAAAGCACCGCATGCTGGGCGACACTGTAGAAGTGTGAAAGATGTCCTGCAAAGCGACAGATATTTGAAAGGGAAACCGCGATATCGTTAATCACGATGTCGTCTTTATTTATCTTGTCATAATAAAAATGCTTCCCGGAAAAAGTTTTAATAAATGACATTTCGTTCTCCACTTTATATGCGCTGCACCGCGCTGAATTCGGGTAAAAGGAATCCCGCACCATCCGGCGATTATTGAGTTAATTACGTTTCCATAAATGCCCCCGCAGGGGCATTTGCAGTAATGAAATCAGGCGGTGAAAGTACCAATAAAGGTTTCTACTTTGCTGTCTTTGAATTTCTCAACAAGCAGATCACGAAATTCGTTAGCCATTTCTTCCTGCACTGCTTCCAGCTGAATAATGCGCAGAACCAGTACAGGACGATCGCCAGTGATAATGCTGAGGCGTAATTTAAATGGACGTTCTTTCAGACCTTCAAACGGAACGCATTTAAATTCAAATGCCACTGGCATAATGTCTTTGGTCTTCGCTTCGACAGACTCCATCAGGGAGCGTTTGCCGCTGAAGTCATTATCTTCAAAATCAGCGGTCTGGTTCGCTTCAATTGTGATTTTACGGATCGCCGCAGCCGCTTTGGTTGCCTGAATGGCGTCACCATTAGCATCAAAGCCCACAAGGTAGTCGGCCCAGTCTTCAATCCATTCTGCCAGTGACTTCTGGGAGTTACGCTCGCCGTTAACAGACAACAGAGCAGAGAACGGTGCTGTCTTTTTCAGTTTGAGAGTGGCGGTGTTATCTGCGTGACCTGGTTCATCAATAGTACCCAGGTTAAGCACACTGACGGCACGCATATTATCAGCATCGATAAAGCAGCGGGTGCCTTCATCTGCAAGATCTTTAGAATAACGGGTAAAATCATCGATGCTGGCAGTGGAAAGCGCGCCACGGAAACGGAAGCGATTTAAATTAAATTTTTCCAGATCATGAATGCGGAAATTCTCAGGCAATGCCACAGCATCGGCACCAATATTACTGATAATTTCATTAACACCCTGAGCAGAAATAAGAGCATGGATTTGATTAATTGCGGTTGCGTCTAAGTTCTGAGACATAATAAGTCCTCACTATATAAAGATATTCAGTGATGAGATAAATAATCAGTTAATTAAGAACGATATTAATGACCTGCTGCGCGGAGTTTTCCGTCAGGTTCACCGGCAAGAGTCAGTAATTGTCCCTGGTCTTCCTGCAGAATAGTCAGGCGACCACCGCGATTGACATACATCGGCGTTTCGGTGGTGTCTTCTTCGGAAATTTTCCCGCGGTTAGTCGGGCGAACATATGAGAGTTTGTGTTTGATTTTCACACGGTTCTCATCAAATGGTTCGATTTCCAGGTTGAGTGAGACCTTACCTTTGGTTTTCGTGTTCATCACACCGGAAGCGACTTCACTGAGAACTGCGCCGATTTTGGTTTCAAATACGCCGCCGTCCAGCTCCCCGATAAATGCCTGCACATCAGTACTGCGTTCGCTAGCCATTTTGCTGCTCCTCATCATATCGACCCTGCAAGGTCGGTTGGTTTCTCCACAAAACAGAGAAGAACACCTGCGGTGGCAGCCGCCCGGATGGATTGGGTTATGAGCCCGTCGTCCGGTGATGCTCTTCTCTGTTTTGTAAAAAGAGCGGTACCAGCCGGAAGCAAGTGTACAAACTGGTACCGCCAAAGCAGTGGCTGTTGTGGTGGGGTTGTCACTCAGGCGTATGGTCAACCTGACAATCCGGTGTCCTCAACGGGGAAAGAGTAACCCCGCCATACTTACCGCCGCGCCATTTCGCGGATTACCACAACGCTGAGAGCACTTAGCCAGTTACGGCACCACACTTTGTCGCGGCTCTATAAATGCCCTCATCGTTGCACCCTGGTCTCTTCCCAGGCGTCAAACCGGATCGCCACGCTGGTTAGGCGTCTTATCAGCATCATCATTGACTTGCACATTCCGGCTACCTGGTTTGTTTGCCCGAGCAAGAAGTGGATTGTCCCCTTTAACGTCCCCAGACCGCTAACGACGCATGTGCCATACGCCGTGTTACAACCAAATTTTGTTTGAATCTTGCCTGCCTCATGTTTCTTTTGGATACATTATGTATCTCATGGGTACATTGTCAAGTATAAAAAAACCTGCCGAAGCAGGTTCATAAATATTGATTAGGCCTTTATTGTGTATCTTCTTGGTTTTCCCGAGAAAATCACTGTACCAATTATAGAGCAATTACCGTTAATCTTAATGTAAGGCTCAGGCCAGTTTGGGTTTAATGCTTTGAGATAACGCTGTGTTCCATCTTCTATCAATCGCTTGAAGGTGGTTTCGCCTGTATCGTGCATCAATGCAATAACGTCGTCACCGTGGCAGGCAGGGACTTCGGGATCAACAAAAATCATGTCTCCAGGGCGGTACTCATCAATCATTGAATCACCAATCACCCGCAAGATATAAGTCATTTCGCCACAGGGTACAGGGCAGGGGTAAGTTTCTGCTGTGCTCAAATCAACCTCAGAATATCCAACTTCTTTCCATGCTCCGGCCTGTACCCATGATATGACAGGGACTAATGTGATTTGTTTATTAGTGATTGAAACATCAGGTTTTTTTGTGATGTTCGTTGTCTGGTGTTCTTGATCGAGCCATCCGACAGGTAGGTCGAAACATTTTTCGATGTGTCGTGCCATGCTGTCACCGATATTTTTAGTAGCACCATCTCCCATAAACCTGCTGGTCTGGGTTGGCTCGCGATCAATCATAGTGGCAAAGGAAGAATTCCCGCCAACACCATCTCTCAGTTTTCTGGCGTTAGACCGCCGGATGTCATGGATTGTTTTCATAACGAAATTAAAACCCTTGTACCGTTAAGGTACAAGTATCTTGAAGGTTCATTCCAATCATGTAATATGTACACCGGAGGTACATATTGTATGAAAGCGTATTGGGACTCTTTAACCAAAGAACAGCAGGGCGAGTTGGCCGGAAAAGTTGGCTCAACACCTGGCTACTTACGGCTGGTTTTCAATGGCTATAAAAAAGCCAGTTTTGTGCTGGCTAAAAAACTTGAGCAATGCACGTCAGGTGCAATTACGAAATCTGACTTAAGACCGGATATCTATCCGAAAGATTAGCAGAACACTTTCAATTTTTAACCACAGAACGATGAGGCTAATCGTGGGTAAGCATCACTGGAAAATAGAAAAACAGCCTGAGTGGTACGTGAAAGCTGTCAGAAAAACTATCGCGGCGTTGCCGGGTGGTTACGCTGAAGCGGCTGACTGGCTCGATGTAACAGAAAACGCTTTATTCAACCGCCTTCGTGCAGATGGCGATCAGATTTTCCCGCTGGGATGGGCAATGGTTTTACAGCGTGCTGGTGGCACTCACTTCATTGCTGATGCTGTGGCGCAGTCTGCAAATGGCGTCTTTGTGTCTCTTCCTGACGTCGAGGATGTGGACAACGCCGATATTAACCAGCGTCTGCTGGAAGTCATTGAACAGATCGGCAGTTATTCAAAACAGATTCGTTCAGCAATCGAAGACGGTGTAGTGGAACCGCATGAGAAGACAGCAATTAACGACGAGCTGTATCTCTCAATTTCGAAGCTGCAGGAGCATGCAGCACTTGTCTACAAAATTTTTTGCATTTCAGAAAGTAATGACGCCCGCGAGTGTGCAGCTCCGGGCGTCGTGGCGTCGATTGCTTCTGGTTGTGGAGAAACTAACGCATGAACAGTTTAACAACACACTACCGTCGCTCGCAACTGATTGCGCTTCCTGTTCCGGGTGGAAAAGCGAAGGTGGAATATTGCTATGCAGTGAATGTACCAGGTGACAGGGAAATTGTAACCCACAGCTTTGCAGAGTGGGCTGTGGGTGATTTCAACCGGCAGAAGGAGACAGTCCTTTGCGACAAGTTAACCGCTGGTTCAAAGATCACTACGGAGTGCCCGTCAGAGTCATTCGTTGGGAGCCGGAAACACAACGGGTTATCTACCTCCGCGAAGGTTATGAGCATGAATGCTTCAGTCCGCTCGAACAGTTTCGTCGTAAATTCAGGGAAATAGAGGTCGGTCATGAGCACTAAATTAACCGGCTATGTATGGGATGGTTGCGCTGCGTCAGGCATGAAGTTATCCAGCGTGGCAATTATGGCCCGCCTGGCTGATTTCAGTAATGACGAAGGTGTGTGCTGGCCATCAATTGAAACCATTGCCCGCCAGATTGGCGCGGGGATGAGTACCGTCAGAACGGCTATCGCACGGCTGGAAGCAGAAGGCTGGTTAACGCGTAAGGCGCGTCGCCAGGGTAACCGCAATGCGTCGAATGTTTATCAGCTTAACGTTGCGAAGCTTCAGGCAGCGGCATTTTCTCAACTGTCAGATTCTGACCCGTCAAAATCTGACGCATCAAAATCTGACCCGTCAAAATTTGATGCGTCGAAATCTGGTAAAAAAGCGGGTTTTCACCCGTCAGAATCTGGCGGGGATCCGTCAGTAAAATCAAAACATGATCCGTCAGATAAAAAACCTTCTCGTCCGGACGCTTCGCAACCGGACACGCAGACGGATGAACAGGATTTTTTAACTCGCCATCCTGATGCGGTTGTATTCAGCCCTAAAAAGCGCCAGTGGGGGACGCAGGATGATTTGACCTGCGCACAGTGGCTCTGGAAAAAAATCATTGCCCTGTACGAGCAGGCTGCCGAATGTGACGGCGAGGTGGTTCGTCCCAAAGAACCGAACTGGACAGCCTGGGCAAACGAAATTCGCCTGATGTGTGTGCAGGATGGTCATACTCATAAACAAATCTGCGAGATGTACAGCCGCGTCAGTCGCGATCCGTTCTGGTGCCGTAACGTGCTCAGCCCGTCGAAGCTGCGGGAAAAATGGGATGAGCTTTCCCTGCGCTTATCGCCGTCCGTCAGCACGTACACCGAAAAACGCGAGGACCCGTACTTCAAAGCCAGTTACGACAACGTGGACTACAGCCAGATCCCGGCAGGATTCAGGGGGTGAGCATGAGTCTTTTGAATGACGTTCAGAAATTCATTGAAGCCCATCCGGGGTGTACTTCCGGAGACATTGCGGATGCTTTTACAGGTTACTCACGGCAGCGCGTTCTGCAGTCAGCAAGCAAGTTACGTCAGAGTGGGCGTGTGGCTCACCGTTGTGAAGGGGATGCACGCAGACATTTCCCGCGCCAGACAAAGATATCGCCGGAGGCGGAACGGCAACCAGTTCGTGAAACCAGACCTGTGCGCAATTTCTATGTCGGCACTAACGACCCGCGGGTGATTTTGTGCCTGGCCCGCCAGGCGGAAGAACTGGAGTCCAGGGGCTTATTTCGTCGTGCTGCAACCGTGTGGATGGCGGCATTCCGTGAAAGCCACTCCCAGCCAGAACGAAACAATTTTCTGGCACGTCGTGAGCGGTGCTTACGGAAAAGCAGCAAGCGCGCTGCATCAGGTGAAGAGTGGTATCTGTCAGGGAATTACGTGGGGGCTTAATGAGTAATAAATATTGCCGGGCGCTGGTGGAACTGCGAAACAAACCAGCCCATGAACTGAAGGAAGTGGGCGATCAGTGGCGCACACCGGACAACATTTTCTGGGGAATTAACACCCTGTTTGGCCCGTTTGTTCTGGATCTGTTTACTGACGGTGATAACGCCAAATGCGCCGCGTATTACACGGCGGAAGACAACGCGCTGGCGCATGACTGGTCAGAACGTCTTGCGGAGCTTAAAGGTGCTGCCTTTGGAAATCCCCCATACAGCCGCGCCAGTCAGCATGAGGGGCAATACATCACCGGCATGCGTTACATCATGAAGCATGCCAGTGCCATGCGTGATAAGGGCGGGCGCTATGTTTTCCTGATCAAAGCTGCCACCAGCGAAGTGTGGTGGCCGGAAGATGCAGATCATATTGCTTTTATTCGCGGGCGTATTGGTTTTGAACTGCCTGCCTGGTTTATCCCGAAGGATGAGAAGCAGGTGCCGACAGGCGCTTTCTTCGCTGGTGCTATTGCTGTTTTCGACAAGACCTGGAAGGGACCGGCAATCAGCTACATCGGGCGCGATGAACTTGAGGCATGTGGTGAGGCGTTTCTGGCGCAGGTTCGCCTGCAGGCGGAAAAGCTGGTCAGGGAGATGGCGGCATGACGACGTTAACTCAATGCCAGCAGCAGGTGCTGGATATGCTGATTTCTTATCAGAAAGAGCGTGGCTTCCCGCCAACCAATCAGGAGGTGGCAACCATGCTGGGATACCGTTCGGTGAATGCAGCGGTGGAGCATCTTCGCGCACTGGAGAAAAAAGGCGTCATCACGATAAAGCGTGGTGTGGCCCGGGGGATCACGCTTCATACAGCGGTGAAGGACGACGACAGCGAGGCGGTCGGGATTATCCGCTCACTGCTTGCCGGTGAGGAAAACGCAAGGCTGCGTGCAACTCACTGGTTACATGAGAGAGGCCTGAAAGTATGAAGCTGATCCTGCCTTTCCCGCCCAGCGTGAACACCTACTGGCGACACCCCAACAAAGGGGCATTTGCTGGTAAGAGCCTGATAAGCGCGGCGGGGCGAAAATTTCAGAGCGCGGCGTGCGCAGCAATAGTTGAGCAGTTACGTCGTCTGCCAAAACCAACGTCGGCACCTGCTTCAGTGGAGATCGTGTTGTTTCCTCCGGATAACCGGATCCGCGATCTGGACAACTATAACAAGGCGCTGTTTGACGCCCTGACCCACGCGGGTGTGTGGGAAGACGACAGACAGGTGAAAAGAATGCTGGTGGAGTGGGGACCGGTTATCCCGAAAGGGAAGGTCGAGATCACTATCAGTAAGTATGAGAAACCGGCGGGTGCAGCCGCCTGATTAAGAGGAGAAACGAAGTATGAATAATCTGATGGTTATTGATGGTATTGAAGTTCGTCGTGATGCTTATGGGCGTTACAGCCTGAACGATCTGCACAGGGCAGCCGGGGGAGAACAAAAAAACCGCCCGAAATACTGGCTCTCCAATAAGCAAACCTGTGAATTGATTGAACAACTTTTCACCGAGGGTGGAATTCCGCCTCTGGAACAAAATCAACCAGTTAGCGTCATTAATGGCGGAAATAACCCGGGGACGTATGTCTGCAAAGAACTGGTGTATGCCTATGCAATGTGGATCAGCCCGTCATTCCATCTGAAGGTGATCCGTACTTTCGATATGGTAACCAGCGCACCGGAAAAATTATCCGGGCAGGCTGCTGACAAGATGCAGGCTGGCGTGATTCTGCTGGACTTTATGCGCAGGGAGTTAAACCTGTCTAACTCTTCAGTGCTTGGTGCCTGTCAGAAACTCCAGGAGGCTGTTGGCTTACCGAATCTGGCACCGCGCTATGCCATTGATGCTCCTGCTGACGCGCCTGATGGCTCAAGTCGCCCTACGCTGTCGCTGAGTGCACTGCTGAAACAGTATGGTATCCGCCTTACGGCTAATCAGGCATATCACCAGATGGCGAAGCTGGGGATCGTTGAACAACGCGAACGATACAGCCGTACCTCGATTAACAACATCAAAAAATTCTGGTCGCTGACAGCGAAAGGCTGCATGTTCGGCAAGAACATCACCAGTCCCGCAAATCCGCGCGAGACGCAGCCGCATTTCTTCGAATCCCGATTCCCTGAGCTGTTAAAGCTGCTCGATACCGTTCATTGAGGTGACCGTGAGAGCACTACTGACCCCTGAAATTGCCCCGCGTATGGGGATCGTATTTTTCAGACCAGGTTCAGAGCTGATGCCCCTGTTTATGCAGGGGCGTGTCCTGCTGGAGCCTGAGCCGGAACGTTATTCATCTTTCGCCAGTGGTGCCGTTCCGGCGGCATCACAACCGCTGGCGGATGATCCTGCCGTACGGGCCGTGTTCCGCAATGAGGCAGTGATCCGTCGTGCTGGTGGCGTGGAATGTCTTGAAAGCTGGTTACTTCGTGAAAAAGGCTGCCAGTGGCCTCATTCCGACTGGCACAGCGAGAACATGACAACAATGCGACACGCGCCGGGCGCAATCCGTCTGTGCTGGCACTGCGATAACCAGCTGCGCGATCAGTTCACGGAACGGCTGGAATCAATGGCAACGGATAACTGTGCCCGCTGGGTGTTGTCTGTTGTGCGTCGGGATCTCGGTTTTGATGACAGTCACGTTGTGACAATGCCGGAACTGTGCTGGTGGCTGGTTCGTAATGATCTGGCGGATGCCTTACCGGAAAGTGCAGCCCGTAAGGCACTGAGATTACCGAAGCCTGTTGTGCCGTCTGTCACCCGGGAGAGTGACCTTGTGCCTTCGGTTCCGGCCACCAGCATCATCCAGAATAAAGCGAAAAAGGTGCTGGCGCTGAAAGTGGATCCGGAGTCGCCGGAGTCTTTTATGTTACGCCCAAAACGTCGCCGCTGGGTTAACGAAAAGTACACGCGCTGGGTTAAGACGCAGCCGTGTGCATGTTGTGGAAAGCCTGCTGATGATCCCCACCACCTGATAGGCCACGGTCAGGGGGGAATGGGTACAAAAGCGCATGACCTCTTCGTGCTGCCTTTGTGCAGAAAGCATCACGACGAGCTGCATGCGGATACCGTGGCATTTGAAGAGAAGTATGGCTCCCAGCTGGAGCTGATATTTCGTTTTATCGATCGTGCGCTGGCAATAGGCGTGCTGGCCTGATTTTGTGGAGAAAGTTGATGCGTGATATTCAAATGGTTCTTGAACGTTGGGGGGCATGGGTGGCAAATAATCACGAGGATGTGGAATGGTCATCTGTTGCTGCAGGTTTTAAGGGATTAATTCCTTCGAAAGTAAAATCCCGCCCGCAATGTAGCGATGACGATGGCCTGATCATTAGCTCTGCGATGACAGTTCTTAAGAAAAAGGAACCGTATCAATACGAATTACTGGAAATGTATTATGTGTATGGGGTTACATTACGGGTGTTGGGGGTAAAACTGGGGATATCACTTAATCAGGTTGTTATCAGACTGCAGAAAGCTGAAGGGTTTATTGACGGTTGTCTGGCAATGTTGGGGGTATCTTTAGAAATTGATTGTTACATATAGTAATAAATTCAATCAAAGTAAATAATCATATTTTATTATAACCTCCTGATGATACCTGTTCATTGGGAGATTATTATGGATAAAAATGTAGAGCATGTATTAGTTGATGCAATTGAAAATAAGCAATCTTTAACAGTCGTTTACTTAGGAGGGAGCCAGCCCGGAACATTAAGGAATATTTCTCCGATTAGTATAAATGGGGATAAATTGCGGGCAAGATGCCATAGTTCTGGAGCAGTAAAGGTTTTCAATCTTGGGAAAATACAGTTACCCAGTGACTCCTGCGCGGTATCTATGCACTATGGAGATTTAGAAGTTAAAGCTTATGAGACGATGCAGAGCGTAAATGACAACTTTCATGCCCTTTATCCTGAAGGACGATGGGGTGTTGATTTTAATGAGCATCGCTTTGCTTTATTTGATTTTTTTAAAAACGGGAAACGAAAAAAAACGGCATTTATGGCAATTGAGTTCAGGGAAAGAGATGAAGAGAAAATAATAACAGGTGTAACAATTGATATTGGTATATCTGGAACAGTGATTTCTGAGAAGTCCCGAATCCCAAAAAGACGACCATGGGTAGTGGTTGGTCCCGAACACGGAGAATACAGTACTTATTCAACTTTGGACAAGGCTGCTACAGCGTTTTTTGAGAGGCTTTCGTTGATAGCATCCGGCCTGGAAGATAATTGATTTTATGTTTGGTATTCAGAGTTCGCCGTGCTTAAGAAAGTCAAGATTCTAAAAATACTGAATGAGCTACTTGTGTTATAACAAAAATACTATTAGTGTGTTAAGAGTGGTTACTTCGCCACACAACTTAAACCCGCCACTGAGCGGGTTTTTTGTACCTGTAAACTTGGTGCAGTACAGTAAACACGCTGGTGGTCGTGAATACTGACTTTTTATCTTGCTGGCTTTTTAGACAAGAGTTATTGGTATGTCATGTTAACCAGAAGGGAAAAAGACATGCTAAAACAGCAAGATATGACCGAAACCGCCAGAGTGGTGTTTAATGAATTGAGCGTCACCGAACCGGCGACAGTCGGGGAGATTGCGCAGAATACTTACCTTTCACGCGAACGCTGCCAGTTAATACTGACCCAGCTGGTTATGGCGGGTCTGGCAGACTATCAGTTCGGTTGTTACAGACGCCTTCCGCAGTGA